GATGAATTCTCAAACCCAGACTAATCGTATAGGCTTTGCATGTAAGTACATGCACCCTGATCAAACACAAAAGAAAAAGTTACTAGAAGAAATACAACGTCCGCTTAACACACGAAGCACAACTGTTGCTTGGCTTAACAGGCAGACTAAGGAAGTTGCTGAACAAAGACTTTGGGACATTATGGTTCATAACATACAGTCGTTTATGAACCTTATTAATTACGTAGGAGGTTTACCTAATGAACTTAGAATGGTTAGACTCGGAAGTGATGTACTTCCTGTATACACTGAGCCTACTTGGTGCTATTTTTGGAAGTTACCTGACGTGGTCAATTATTGCGAGTCGAACTTCGCTAACGTCGGCAAACGTGCTAAAGCGTTGGACGTACGGTTGTCTATGCATCCTGGGCAGTTTACTGTTCTGGCTAGCGATAACGATGATATCGTAAATAGAAGTATAGAGGAGTTTGAATATCATGTGGATGTCATCAGGTGGATGGGATACGGTCGCACATATCAAGACTTTAAATGCAATGTACACATATCGGGTAGAAAAGGTCCACAAGGCATCAAAGACGCCCTCAAGAGACTCTCGCCCGAAGCAAGAAACACTATCACGATCGAAAACGACGAAATGTCCTGGGGCATCGACGCAAGCCTCGAACTTGCAAAAGACCTCGCTCTCGTTCTTGACATACACCATCACTGGGTCAATAGTGGAGAATACATTCAACCCACCGACGATAGATTTGCTCGCATAATTGATAGTTGGCGTGGTGTACGTCCTGTCATACACTACTCCGTATCACGTGAAGACTTACTTGTAGACTTTCCTACAGATGTTAAGCCTGACATGACAACACTATTAGAAACAGGGTATAAGAAGCAAAAACTACGTGCTCACAGTGATTTTATGTGGAATAATGCAGTTAATGACTGGGCATTAAGTTTTTGGGACTATGCAGATATAATGGTAGAAAGCAAGGCAAAAAATTTGGCTAGTGCTAATCTGCATAAATATCTACATGAAAATAACGGAACTAACACAAACAAGTTGTCCGAGAACAAAAGCGAAGCAGTGCTGGTGTGAAAGTGTTAATGCACTCACAGAAGCAAACGAAACTGTTTATGCTGTTGTATCAGAACTAATCCACACAGATAAAGTAAAAGGTCAAATACTGTTTATGCAACGTCCTGGTGAACCAACTCTAATTAAAGGTAGAGTTACTGGTTTAGAACCTGGTAAGCACGGATTTCATATACATGAATTTGGTGATTTGTCAAATGGTTGTGATTCTGCTGGCCCTCATTATGATCCCGATGGTGTAGACCACGGTGATGTTGATAAAGGGCATGTGGGAGATTTAGGAAATATCACAGCGAACCCGTCCGGCGTAGCCGATTTCACCATAGTTGCAAAAAGAGTAGATCTAAGTGGAGACCGTAGTATAGTTGGTCGAGCCATTGTTATCCATTCAGATGAAGATGATTTGGGTAAAGGTGGAGACGAAGAATCACTCAAAACCGGAAATGCAGGCGAAAGAGTTGCCTGCGGAGTAATTACACTTAAAGACAAATCAGGAGAATAATATGTTAAAGTGGCTTAAAACAGTTTTCATGCCAGCAGATTTAGAGAAAGAAGCACCATTGGTTCTTGATAAACCTGTTGTAATGAAAAAAGCAGAACTAACAAAAATGACAAAGAACGATCTAGAACAATTAGGCCGTGCTCATGGCATTGAGTTAGATAAAAGATTAACCAAAGCGAAATTGGTTGATCAATTATGGAAAGAAGTAAAACCTAAAAAATAAGGAGATTACTATGTTAGATAAATTTAAAGGTTGGGTAGCAAAACGTTTCACAGAAAGAACTTCTTGGGATGGTGCGGCACTTATTGCACTAGGCATTGTGGTGTTAATTGCTAAACCACTAGCAGGATTACTAGCCTATGCGGCAATCGCATACGGTGCTTGGACTATTTGGAAGTCTGAGTAATTACATTTTACCAATTGGTTTGTCTGTGCTTACAGACATATCCCAAACTAAACGCTTCTCAACACCACGCTTTTGAGCAAAGCGTTTAGGATCACATTTAGGGCAAACGTGGAAATAGTTGTTGCTTAAACGTCTAGGATCCACTTTGCCCTTTTCTCTTATAAATTCTTCTTCGCATTGATCGCACTTAAAAACTACTACTTGCGATTTACGTGTATAAGGATGGTATCTGCCTGCTTTAGACTTACGCATATAGGACTTGGTAATAATATCTGTTCTTATATACATGCTCGTATTTACACTTTACATTCGGATTATAGAATAATAACATAAATATTATCATGAGCATAGTAACTGTGACTGAATCAGCAAAAGAACACATGGAAGGCGTACTTGCTAAAGAAGGTAAAAAGTACGTTAGATTAAGTGTTAAAGGCGGTGGTTGTGCTGGTTTTACATATCAGTGGGACGCTGTAGATGCAGTTGCAGATGATGATGAGATTTTTGATTTAACCAATGGCAAGTTTGCTATTGATGGAGCAGGTTTATTGTATGTAGCGGGTACAACAATAGACTTTAAGAAAGAAGTTTTTGGTTCTTATATGAATATAAGCAACCCTAATGCAACTTCGTCATGCGGTTGCGGCGAAAGTTTTGGAGTATAACTAGATGGCACGTAAAGTAATTAATATTGGTACTACTGGTAATGATGCTACAGGCGATAGTATCAGGGAAGGTTTTAATAAAGTTAATCAAAACTTTACTGAAATCTATGCATCATTAGGACTAGGCGGTGGATTAACGTTTTCATCATTAGACGACACTCCATCTACACTAGCACCAAACAAAGTACTTGCTACAAATACAGCAGGCGATGCTGTTAATTTAAGAACTATCGAAGGTGAAGGTATTGCTATCGACTTCACTTCTGATCCTACTAAATTAACACTTAGAACAACTGGTACAGAAATTAGACTTGATACTACACCAGAACTAGGTGGTGACTTGAATGCACAAACATTCTTGATTGAAAACTTAGGTACTCCAGAAAAAGATCAAGATGCTGTTACTAAAAAATATGCAGATGACAAGTTCTTAGATGTTGCAGGTGATATAGCAACTGGTGTTATTAGATTACAAAATGCAGGACAACCAAGAGTACCGAACAGTCAAGACGAAGCAGTAAACAAAAAATATGCTGATACAAAAGTAAGACTTGCTGGTGACACAATGACAGGACCATTGGTTCTATCACAATCACCTACATTTACTTCAAGTAGTCTACAAGCGGCTACTAAAGAATATGTAGATAATAATAGTTTTACAAGTAAGAAAAATTTATTCGTAAGCACTACCGGTAGAACAGAACAGGAAATGATTTCTGATGGTGTTGACAGAACACAAATTGGTCGTTCTTTAGCATACGCATTTAACAATGTTAGAGAAGCGGCGTTCTATGCAGAAAGAATTATCAAAGGTGATATTACACTTAAGGATCAAGGTCTACTAACCGGTGATGTTATTTTCCCTGTGCCTGGTAGAAAGCCTGGACCGTATACAGTTAACATGGCGGCTGATGGTACGGAAGACACAACCTATGTATTAGCAAACAAATTGTTTGTTAACAACAGAGAATTCATTCAACGCGAAACACTTGCATATATTGAAGCAGAAATCAATGACGGTGATAATTCAGATGACTTTGCTTCTAACTTTACATTTAATAGAGAAAAATGTTTCCGTGATATTGGATTAATTATTGATGCTGTTAGTTTCGACTTAACTTATGTTGGTAACTCAAAAACAGTTGATGCGGCGGCTTCATATTGGGATGGTGCTACATCAAGAGTAGCAGGACAACAAACAGAAACCGTTGCGGCACTTGAATTTGCTAAGAATCTAATTCAAAACAATGTGTTAACAAATACGGCTTATGTTGCTCCAGCAAACACAGAAAATCCAAATGCTGTTGCACTTATTGATGCAAACAGAGAATACATTGCAGATGAAACTATTGCTTACATTGAAGCACAAATTGCGGCAGGTGCCGGTATATGGAATGGATTTACATACGATAAAACAAAATGTGAGCGTGATGTAAAAATTATTCTTGATGGTATTAGTTTTGATTTAAAATACGGTGGTAACAGTAAATCTAGAGAAAATGCTTCACGTTATTGGAATGGTGTTACAAGTTATGTTGCAGGTCAACAGCCACAGACAGTTGATGCATTAAACTTTACTAAAGACCTAGTAAGAAGTTATATTATTCTAAACACAGCATATACTTCAAGACAAAGTGTAACAGAACAGGTTATAAATTCAAACAACGGCGAATCAGCGGCAAGTACAAAAATTAATACACTAATGAATATGATTGCTGACGTTATTACTAACGGACTAGGCAACTTACCTGTACTAGAAGGTACTTACAGTAATCAAAGTGGTGCTAAACAATTTATTGATACAACTGTTATTGCAGAAACAGGAGCAAGTACTGAAATTGGTAACTTGATGGATATTGTTACCGATGTTATTACTAACGGACTAGGTGCATTACCTGCTAAGATTGGCGGTCAAGGTAGAGAACAAAATGTTCCATTACCTGAAGTAACTATTCATATTGAATCAGGTTTCTACGAAGAACTAACACCAATTGTTTTACCAGAGAACTGTTCGATCAAAGGTGACGAATTTAGACGTGTAATCATTCAATCTAAAGTAGGTGTTCGACCTCCACAACGTGCATTAGATTTAAAATTTGAACGTGGAGATCAAAAGCGTTTCGATGGTACTGGTACACCTAAAGCCGCAAGATTTAGAAATCACTATGACTCACAGTATTCAAGAGCCGACACTGGCGTAGGTGTTAACCAAACAGGTGCGGCGCAGATTAGATTAAAAGATCTAGTTTACTATCCACGTTGGGGACAATACTTTACATACAATGGTACAACGTACTACGTAAAAGAAATTAGTTTTGATCCTGATGGTGTAGAAGATTTTACAAGAGCAGATTTATCACTTTATAGCGATATCAACTTAACAACTACAACAACACTACAAGATGATATTCCTAACAATACTGTAATTGAATTAAAAATGCTTAACCAACACTGTGATGTGTTCTTGGTTAACAACGCAACAATTTTAAGAAACATTACAGTTAGAAGACACCAAGGTGCTATTATGGTGCTTGACCCTGAAGGTCAAATTTTAACCAAATCACCTTATGTACAAACTTGTTCTTCATTCTCATCACAGGGCGGTTCAGGACAATATGTTGATGGTAACGCCGGTGTTCAATATGGTACTGTTGTTGACAACCCTGCAAGTGGTTTTGAAATTACCCTAAAAGGGTTGACTAGAGGAATCCAGATTCCAACAACTTTCTTATATCAAGGCAGTGGTGGAGTAGAAAAGAAAACTTACAGAGTTATCGGTGTAACTGCACCTGTAGATGACGGCGACGGAAATACACCAACAACATTTAAACAAAAGTTAACACTCGCGGCTGATACAGAAATTGCTGTAGATTCTAAAACATTACCAGCAGGCACTATTCCACAAGGTGATGAAATTAGAGTTGAAACTGCTGGTAACAAGTCAATGACTTCAAATGACTATACCCAGGTTAACAACGATGGTTATGGTCTAGTTGCTACAAACAACGGATTAGTTGAAACAGTTTCTGTGTTTACATACTACTGTGATACGGCATACTGGGCAAGAAACGGTGGACAAATTAGATCACTTAACGGATCTAATGCGTATGGTAGACTTGCTCTTAAAGCAGAAGGTTCAGATCCAAACGAAAATATTCAGTCGGGTGCAATCTTCTTTAGAGAATTAAATGCAACAGTTGAAGCAGACTCAACAAGACAAGACTTTTCACAACCATTTAAGGTACACAACCCTGCAAACACAGCGGCTGGTACAGGTGATACTGATTTAGAAATTAGAGATTTCAACTATCGTCCAATGGAAGGTAGTAGATTTAGATTAACAGCATACAGTTCAAACAATGACGGAACTGATTACTCAGTTGATGAATTAGAAGATGTAACCATTAACGTTACAGGTATTACTATTGCTTCTGAGGCAGTGTTCACAACAAGTGTTAACCACTACTATAGAGAAGGTGCAATGGTATTTGTATCTGGTGCAAATGCAAACGGAATGAATGATGTTGACGGTGCTTACTATGTAAAAGTTGTTTCTTCAAACACATTTAAACTGTGTACTGACACTGCACTTACAACTTTCTTAGATACAACTACAAAAGGTAATCCAAGTTACGGTGGTACTGGCTGTACTGTAAAAGGCGGTGGTAGAGCAGTTCTTAAACTAGGACAAGCACTTGCGATTGGTACTGGTACAAGAGTACCTGATGGCAGTGAAGTTATTATTAAAATTGGTAAGAAAGTTACTGTAAGAAACTTAACAGATACTCCAAGAGTTTTACCTAGTTCTGCATTAACTTTTGCTACTGGCGACCAAACAGTATTTAGAATTTTAGGTGTTGAAAGACTTGTAACAAACGAAGTTAATGATCCTAATGTTGACTTCCAACTTATGAGTTTGGATTTACAATTCCCACAAGATAGATTTAATACTGATGTTGTTAAAGTTACAACTGCAATTAGTACACTAAGAGCAACCGGTCATGACTTCATGAACATTGGTTGGGGTAACTATGCAAACTCAAATTATCCAAACAACGTGTTTGGTGCACCAGCAGGACGTCCAGACTTTGCGGCAGACCAAGCAAGTGAAGCAGTTGAAGTGGGTGCAGGTAGAGTATTCTATGCAAGTACAGACCAAGATGGTAACTTTAGAGTTGGTAAGTTCTTCCGTGTTAACCAAGGTGACGGATCAGTTGAACTTAATGCAAACATTTCATTAACAAACGTTGATGGTTTAGGATTTACAAAAGGTACTGTTGTTGATGAATTTTCAACAGACGATAAACTATTAGGTAAGTCAGATGATGCTGTTCCAACAGAAGCAAGTATTGTTACGTATCTAAACTCAGCAATCATAGGACAACACGAAGATGGTACTAGTTTCCCTGAATGGACAACAACAGGTTCACAAGCAGGTGGAACATTTGGTGTTCTAAGTAGAGCAGGTTATAACGGAACTAATCTTTCATGGAATAGAATGTATGGTGAACTTAATATGGGCACCAACAAGATTACAAACATTTCAATGACAGGTGCTCAAGACGTTGACGGTGTTAACAAATTATATGCTGACAATGTATTCCGTGGAGCAACAACAGATTCTATTAGAACAGACGTAAAAGCATTTACAATGTTAAATGATAGTACACTTGATAGTGGTGCTATTGACATGAATGGTAACAGAATTAAATCAATGCGTGATCCAGAAGATGGAAGTGATGCTGTTACAAAACAATATGTTGACGAACAAAACAGAATTGGTGGTTTAGAAGGTGTTGCTATAACAGGTAATCCTAATAACACCGACCTGTTAATGTTTAGCGGATCTAATCATACAGACGGATTAGGCAATGCTATCCAAGGTGCAGTTAACGTATCACTAGATACAACAGTTGATAACACAGGCGGTAGCCCAACATTTGGTGAACCAACTGGAACAGGTTCTGATGTAAGAATTATTAGAACCAATAACGAAATTAATATTCAACTTGAAAACGGTGCAGTTAAAAATGCAGATGTAAGTGCCGCGGCGGCTATTGCACAAAGCAAACTAAACATGAATGCCGCAACTACTAGAGCAAATGCATCTGGTATTACACAGGCTGATCTAGGACTTGCAAGTTTTGATAATACAGAATTTTCAGCAACAAACGGATTTATTACTTTAAAAACTCCTACACTATCAAATCCAAATGACGGTGTAACACTTGACAAAATAGAATTTATTACTGGTACAAGTATTCTTGGTAACAGTCAAGTGAGTGAAAATGCTGTAGAAGCATTAACACCAAGTGAAGTAAGATCACTTATTGATTTTGATAACTCTGTTGAAGCATACATTGATGAGAACGTGCTAGATAACAACGGTGCTCTTGTTAAGACTGGTGGTACTATGACTGGTACACTACAAACTCTTAACGTAAGACCTGCTAGTAACGAAACAAGTGATCTAGGTTTAACAACAGCACGTTATAGAAACATTTACACAAAACAGGTTAACACAGACACTATTCAAGAAGCACGTGGTAATATTGTTAACATTACTGCTATTACAAAAACAGATCCTGCTGTAATTACAACAAGTGTTGCACACGGATTTAAGAACGGTGACAAGATCAAGTTCTTAAGCATCAGCGGGATGACTGAACTTAATGGTTTAGTAAAATATGTAGGTGGTGTAACAACGAACAGTTTTGAAATTTATGAAGACGCTGGTTTAACAAATGGAACTGATACTTCAGGATTTACTACATACACATCAGGTGGTACAGCGAGTACAATATTCGATCTTGTATTAGGTACAGATGGTACACAAATTCTAACACTCGACAAAGGTAACAACTATACTGATAGTAGATTTATTGGTAGTTCGGATACATTAACAACTGCAAGAACATTTACATTTACAGGTGCGGCAACTGGTACTGTTGATTTCGATGGTAGCCAAGACGTAACTGTAACACTTGCGGCGGCCGTTGCGGCAGGTTCACCATATGATGGAACTTATGTACGTAGAAACGGTTTAAGTGATGATAGTAATATGGTTGGAGTATTTGGTACTAAACAAATTGTACCAAGTGACGGCGTAAGCGGCGGAGTAAACACACTTGCAGATAATTCATACGATATTGGTGCTAGTAATAATAGATACGCAAATGTTTACGCAGTTAGATTTGAAGGTACTGCTTCTGAAGCAGAGTTTGCTGACTTAGCAGAGAAATACCTTGCAGACACAGATTATGAAGAAGGCACAGTATTAATGTTCGGTGGCGAACAAGAAGTTACTGCTTCTAACAAAGAGGGAACTACTAAAGTTGCTGGAGTAGTTTCAACAGCACCAGGTTATACAATGAACAACAAACTTGAAGGTGATCATGTTGCAATGTTAGCACTACAAGGAAGAGTACCTTGTAAGGTTGTTGGTAGAATTGAAAAAGGTGACATGATTGTTGCAAGTTCAATTGTAGGTGTTGGTACAGCAAGTGAAGATCCAAAACTAGGATCAGTTATAGGTAAAGCACTTGAAAACTATGATAGCGATGAAGTTGGTGTCATCGAAGTTGTAGTTGGAAGGCAGTAAATATAGTATAGGAAAAGATTATGGCAGACGTAGTTAAAATTGGTAATAACGTAAACGACGGAACAGGTGATGATCTAAGAACGGCCTTCCAAAAGGTTAACACTAAGTTTGCGGAACTTGATGCTAGAGGCGGTGAAAGTAATACAGGTGTAAACCTAGGTACTGAACAGGCCGATGGTCAAGCATTTTTTGCGGGCAAGTCAGGTTTTAATTTACAATTTAAAAGAATAAGAAGTGCTGATCCAGCAAGACTTACAATTACTAGTGACGGCGAAAGTATCATATTAGACAACAGTGCTGTTGCTACTCCAGCAGTAAGAACTATACAGTTTAGTAATGACGTAAACAATGTTAATAATTCTATTACAACTAGCACAGGAAACGAAAGTGTTGGATTTGTAGGTGGATCAAATATAACATTATCACAATCAGGTAGAAATTTAGTAATCACTGGTGCATTTACTGTTGATCAAGATCCTAGTCCAGAACTAGGTGGCAACCTTGCTATGCAGGGTAATAACATTATTGGCCCAGGTGAAATTACTTCTTTAACAAATATACAATCTGCTGATGCAACATTTACTGATGCAACTGTATCAAATCAATTTACTGTAAACGGGTTAACTACATTAACTGGTGTTGTAACCGCGGCAGGTGGTGTTACAGGTAACCTAACTGGTAATGTGACAGGTAATGTAACAGGTAATCTTATTGGCGGCCTAGGTGGCAATCTTGCAACAAACGGTTACACTATTGAAGGCGGACACAGATTTAAATTACGCAGAGGCGATCCTGCTAACAATGTACTAGCAGATGAAATTGCAGACGGTGACTTTTATGTACAATTAGATGAAACATCACCAACTGCGGCATTTAGACGTTTAGGTACTGAAAACGATCAAATTGAATCTTTCTTAACTGTAAGTAACCATACTACCCAAGCAAACGTCAACAATGGAATGGGCGTT